GTTAATAGCCTGCTCAGGTGTCGTGTTATTGAATGACGCTAAATCTGATGCAAGCGCAGTAAAGTCATTACTAAATGTTGCTAAATCTTGGCCAGATAATCCTGCGGCTTTGCCAAATACTCCGAATGTGCCTGCGGCTTGCAAAACTGCGTTCTGTGATTGGCCTAAAGAAGTTGCTGCAGTTTTAGAAAACTTTTCTATTGACGCTGCGCCTTCGCCAAACACAACATTTACTTTGCTTAAGTTTTCCTCTAAATCTGATGCCGCTTTAATTGCTGGCACTGCAGCCGCTGCCAAACCTGCGAGCGCTGCTGCTGCAGGAATTGCTGCTTTCTTAATAGCGAACTGCGCTTTTTCGCCGGCTGTCTCAAGTTGCTTAAATTCTGCTATTGCTTTTTTTATACCAGCGCCGTCAAACTCAGAAATAATAGGTATTGATAATGCCATTACATACCTCGCTGTACTGTGCGTGCTGCGTCAGCGATCACATGTTTCATTTCTGCTTCAATGCCTCTGCGTGAACGGTACACCGCAGGGCCGATGAATCGAGTGCGACCTGCTTGCACTGGCGACAAATTCGCGCTTAACCTGTTTGCGTTTGCACGACCAGCCGTCTCAAAAATTGCTGCAGCCTGATCTTTCTGAATTATTAAAATAACACCGACCGCGTTGCGTCGAGTGTCAAATTTCATTTGCACTCCAGCCTTTGCTTTAGCAACGCTGAAACCTTTAATTTTTCTACCGTCTTTTTTTTGTGTCCAATCGCGCGACATGCCGGACAACGGCACTTGTGTATACATGTTTTGTGCCGCGTTAATTGCAGGTTGAGCGACACGCGTTGCATTTGCTTTAAATTCTTTTTGTAATTCTTTGTCAATTTTGCCGAGTTGGTTTATGGTGTTTTTGACACCGACGACTTCAATGCGTGCTGATGCTGTCATCGCTGCTGCTTTGACATGATGTAGGCAACAGTTTCTAGATCGCGTGCCTCAAATATTATTTGGGTCGGCCAATATCCTAGAGCGACAAGCATTTCTGCTAACTGCCTTCGGTAAGTGCCGACCCCGTAGGGTTTCCCACTGTCTCATCAACACCGCTTATTTCCATTGTCGGATTTGCTTTAACCCATTTGCGCCAATCGGCAGGCATTGTGTCGCCTCGCATCTGAAATATTAAAAATGCCCAACAACACAGATCGCTGTAGCCGATGCCTTTGCCGTCTGCGACTTTGCGATTTTCTATGCGTTCCCATTCGCAGACTACAAATAGATTTGTTGTTAACTCGACTGCTGGTGTGCCGTCGTTCATCTCAACCTTAATTTTTATTTTCATTTATTCCTCTCGGTACGGCGCTTGTAGGCGCGGCTTGTTTTCTTAGTTCTCAGCGGCCAGAGCCGCGCGATCATGATGTCGCTTTAGTCAGTGCGCCACCGGCAAAACTCAAAGTCAAAGTTGACAACGATCCGAGATTCGCGTTAATTGGTGTGTGCGATGAAAGGTATGCGCCAGTCAATGTGTAACTAGGGTTAGTTGCGCTTACCGCAGCGCTGGTTGGCTTTAGCACAAGTGTTGTCTGAATACCGACAAGACCAAAAATTGTTGCTTCTGTTTCTGACGCTGCATATGACTGGTACAACTCAACCTCAATTGTGTTGTTTTGCAATGATGTCACTGTTGACGCACCAAACTTGCGTGCCGAGTCTCCGAAACTAGTTGTCTCTAGCTGCTCTAAAACATAGTTAATTACAGCACTAGTACATTGGTCTTGCAGATCAACAGAATTGATCGTGAGACTCGGATTTGATAAATAAACTGTTGTCGCCATGTCGTGTTACTCCTGTGGGTCTATGTCTATAGTTTTAGCAGATTTCTTAATCTTTAGTGGGGATAGATGCCCGGACTCAACAAGGAACATCAGATCGGTTGTTAGGTCGCCCAGATCGGCTTCTCGAATGATGTCGCCTTTTTTGTGGCCGTTTAGACGGTTGCTGGTGACTTCGTAATCCATTAAGTGGTGCTCGCTTTCATTTGTATATTTAACGATAGTGCCGGGTAGTCAACGCCGCCGATAGTGAGTGTTGTGGGTCGGCCGTCAGTGACCGCGACTTTGGCTGCCAACACTAATGCTGCAACATTGAGTGCGTTGCGGTATGCGTCTGCGTTGCTCGGTCCGAGACTAATAACTGTCACCGGGATTGAGATGTCAACAATGTTGGCGTTAAACGCTGTGAACGACATTGCGTCAAGCAAGATGCAGGGGGCTTGCACATTGCGCGGGTCTGTAATGCACACCAGCCCTGAGACTGCGTTGAGTGTTGTGGCAAGGTTATTGATTGCGGTGTTAAATAGATCGGTATAGGCCTGCGCAGCCATTAGGCGACCTGTGGCCGGTCAACACCTAGCAACTGTTTAACCAGTGGCGACAGACCGTTTGTCGAGCCTTGCTGCATGGAATCAAACGACGAAAAATCGCTTATGCCACCGCGTTGACGATACAGCGCTGCACCGTACATGATTGTTGCCAGTTTTACATCGCCAGACGGCGCTGGTGTAAGCGCGTCAAAATATCCGCATTCTTGGCGGCGACGGTAGCAAAATATGTTTGCAGCGCTTGCGCACTGTGTTACAAATGTTGTGTCGTCGGCCGTTGCCGTAGCAATACCGATGTATGTCAAAATTTCTGCAGCCGTGCACCAGTTCGCTGTCTGTGTGTATGCGACTGTGCCGGTAAAGATTTTTACAAACTCGACATCGTCGCCAGTGCACGCAAACAATAACTGGTTAGGTATTGCCTGTGTGATGTCATATTGGAATTCGCCTGTAGTTGAGTCAACGCCGCTGAGCAAAAATGCTGGCATCTCGAGCACAGTGAATGTGCCGTTAAATGGTGCACCAAGTGACCCGACCGTGATTGATTGACCGACAACAATTTCAGTAGGTTCAAGCGTGCTGATGCACGCATAGTTACTGAGTAATTGTTTGCTTGCTGTGTTGTAGGTAGTCATGGCGGTTAAGCCGCCTCTCGACTAGGCCTGTGTGATCTTTTGGATCATGTCTCCGTTGGCCTTGAATGTGCAGAAGTAACCGTATGTGGATACTGCTCGGGTCAAGGTTGCTGGTGCGTCAATGCTCAAGATGCCTTGTTGTGCTTCGTAAATTTCAAAGCCGATGTCTTTCATAATGACCATTGTCTTTGCAGCAAAATTATTGTCAACAACTAATTTGAGTCCTAGTGGCCCGTAGTTGTTGTCAAGGTTTGGCCCAAGTTGTGAGTTGCCTACGCCGATTGCGTTGACACCTTGCAAGCCCGGTCCACCGTAGTTGGCGAACAATGGGCGACCAGTTGTGTCAGCAAGTTTCATAATTAGCACCCATGTTGCAGGGTCAACAAACATGTGAGTAGGCAGCATGTTTGTTGCAGAAAGTGTTACCGCTGCCGCATCGTAAATGCTCTTAAACAAGTCTGCTGCTGTCAAATCCCATTCGCCAGCCGATGTTGCTGCAGTCAACAAGTTGTCTGCTGCTTCGTTGTCGGTTGCGACCATGTACTCGCCAAGCATGTCATTGATAACAATTTGTAGCGCTGCAGGATCAGTGAAGTCAATTGTCTGGTAACTGATGTTCTGTTGCGCACCAAAAGTCTTTTTAGTAACTGTGTTGTTTGCGATCACCATTGTTGTTGCCGACAATGCCGAACCTTCGGTCTGCGCTGCAGCCGATGTGTGTGTTGTGATTGTTGGTCGGTTAAATGTTGACGCTGGTGTTGACGGCATTGCGCGTGCACCAAGTGCAGCGACAACAGGTCGCATGAAATTGATGTCTTGAAATACTGGCCCGAGTTCAACTCGAGTCAGCAAGCCGGGTACAGATGTCAAAAATTCGTCGCCTGCTGCTGCTTCAATTGGTGACTTGTGCCAGTTTCGGTAGTCAACAAAGTTTTGTTGCGCTTTTTTCCAGTTGTCGCCACCTTCGTAATAGGCTGCCATGTATTCCCAACGCGAGATTAGACGCGGCTCACGCTTTGCTTCTGCAAATATTGGCGCGGTCGGTGTAATAACTTCTGGTGTTGGCACTGGTGCTGCTGCTGTTACTTCGCTCATGATTTTCTCCTGTGTAGGTATGACTTCATTTAACTCTATTTGTGGTTCTGTTTGTGGGATACTCGCAGCCACTTGCGTAATTATTGAGCCGGCAAAAGCAGGCTGTGATACAAGCGAAAGCTCTAACCAATCAGCGGCCTCAATAAGCATTACGCCGGCTTCGTCAAACTTAAATTTTGTAGGTGCGACACCGACCGACACTTCACTCAAACTGCCGTCGCCTGCTAAAACGAGTGCCTCATCGCCCAATCGAGTGGCGCTTACTTTGGCCACAAACATCATTGCGTCACCTGTGTCTACACGCTCAGTCACTTGCCCGATGATCTGTGTTGCGTCGTGCTGCATATACAACTTAGGTTTGCGACCTGCAGCTGAAAGCGAGCCTTTAAGAAACTTGACTTGTGTGCCGTCGCTAACTGTTGCAACTTCGTCGTATGTAACTGCTACACCACTGATAGATCGGCGTGGCTGACCGTCAGCCTGCGCCGCATCTACCGTGATCTGTTGTGAGGGGACAAACTGAATCATGATTGTGATACTACATCAGTCGGCATTGCCATATCTGACATTTCCTCTGTGTAACTGCCTTCAAGGTATGCGTCAGAATCAAACTCAACATAAGTGCCGTTAGGTAGCACATTGTTCATGCTGAATGTTGACGCAATGCAGTCGGCGTATGCGCGCACACCAAAATTCCATAGATCGGCGCGCGCTTCACTGCTTGACTGGTATGAGTAACTGCCAACTGAGATGCCTGCAAGGTATGGCGGTATGTTGCACAGTCGAGCCATTTCCATTGCTTGATATTCGCTACTGGAGACAAGCAACATCTTGTCCGGACTCATTAAAGTTTCCTGATAAATGACAAATTCGTTTAGTGCCGCAGTCTGATTTGTTTCACGCGCCAAATTGAAGGCCTGTGCCATGTCGCTTAACTCTTGCGCGCTCATAGGCTCGCCGCCAGTCTGCCTCAAAATACCTGCAGGAATTGATGACGACGCATTGCGATAGCGCGCTGCCTCAAGTTTTAGCGCTGTCGCTACAGCCTGTGTTGACTGATAGACAATGCCTTGTATCGGTGACAAGAATTGTATGACATTTGCTGAGTCAAGTTTTTCGCCAGCAAAATATAATTGATTAGACGGCCCGAAAAAAACGGGACCGGGCTGATCTTGTCGGGTCACATTCGCAAAAGGCAAACGGTCGTAGGAATTTGGATAGCCATCGCTAGTCCTGCTCGTCACAAATAGGTAGGCCGCTCCATAAAAAAATAAATCATCAAATAGCCAACTGAGCAAAAAATTATTTGTAACACTTGGCGAGATGCGACGCAACCACGAACGCGGCGCAATATACACCTTTTCCATTTCGCTGCCATTCCACATTTCGTTATACATTCGCAACTGCATACAGCCAATAACTGACGCACAAAGATCGCGCGCTCGACTAATGGTCGGCACACTAATCGCATTGTTGCGAGACTGGCCCTCGAAATATTGGTAATACTTACCAACAGAATTAGCGCCACCATAACTACCAGACGCAGCAGCCTTACTCACTGGCGCACTATCGGCCTTAAAACTTTTGCCAGAAATAAATTCAATAAGAGTTTTAGCCATGCTGCAAGTATGCCACCACAGTCAACGCGCATGGTGTATAGGTGCTCGCCGCGATGAACCGAGAAAGCGCGACGCGACGAGCCACCCGACAATACATTAGCGGTTAGCCACCACGATCATTGGCTTGCCCGAGCTGGTCGGTCGGCTTGCGAGCGCTGCAGCCCACACCATACATCGCGCCAACTCGATAGGGCCAGGTGATCTTTGACTTGATAACGCAATGCTGTTTTGTGACCGTACCGCGACAGCGCGTTGCACATGTTCTGCCAACATTTCCTCGCCTGTGTGTAACAACAATTTTTCGCCAATCATTGAGCGTATGCGTGGCGTAAATTTTAGGATTTCTCCGTAGCCAACCACGATGCGTTTGCGTTCTAACGCAACAGGCCAGTGCAAATCTATTGTCGGCGTGATTGCAAACCTGACTTGTGCTGTGCCGGCACATAGGCGATCCACTTCTGCCAATAACTGTTCGTAGGTGTCAACGACAAATTCGACTGTGGCAACGGTGCGATGATCTGGCAGTACAACACATCTGACACCAAAATATCTTGAGTCGTCTAACGCGCACTCGATAGCGACTGTGCCGCCGTCTGGTATCGGGTCGGTGTACAGCAACTGTGGCCAGATGCCCGGCTGAATCCATGCCTTGTCGCTGGCGACCCACAAGTTACAACTGGCGCGCAAAAAACTTGCACGGTCTGGGTTCTCTGCCTCTGCCTCAATAGTTTTCATTGTCAAAGTTGTGCCAAGTGCAGGATTAGCCCACGACCACGACGCAGGGTCAAGCGGTGACAACTCTGGTGGTGGTGACCATTCCGCGAAATAGAAACTAGACGACTGACCTGTGTCTATGGCACGAAGCCCTTGTTCTCTCCATTTGAGCATCGCAGTCGAGGCCTCCGTCCCCGCCGTTGACCAGAGCGACAAAAGTGGCGACCGTTTAGCACGCTGCGCCGGCAACAG